TCTGCTACAGGGAAGTGCTTGTCTGGTGTGACAATTGCACGACTTACAACACCTTTTTTCTTCATATGTATCCTTAGTTAAATTCATCTTTAGGTAAATACCCCCAATCATCTGGGACCGTGTAAGTATCTTTAACTACAGTTAGAAGTTTGTTTGTAACGCATTTATTAAATCTTAGGTATCTTTCATCGCATTTCATACATTGCCATATTAAAGAGCCTGGATAGGCTCCTATTACTTCTATACCCATAACAGCTTCGCTTTGACAGCAAGGACAATTATGTGGCCTTTTATTGAAGTGTTTTGTGCCTACAATACCTATTTTTCTAACCATGTCTCTACCTTCTGGTGAACATACCAAATCGCCACAAATAGTAAGCAAAGGCTCACCAATATGTGGCGAAGAGTCGTCGGGTAAAATAAACTTTATATTTTGTCTTTTATTTTTGCCCATAATTTATCATCTAGTTTAGTTTTAGTAGATTTAACTGCCCATTCTAAAACAACTGTAATCAATTGTTTTTTCCATCCTACTGGCAATAAAGCTACTATACTTTTAAATAATAATTTCATCAGTATCTCCTATTTATTAAACAACCATGTTATTAAACCTGAAAGAACTCCCATAAAAGTAGTTCCTATACCAAATATCTTTGAGATAGCTCTCTCGTTTTTCCCAATCCTTCCATTTTGAGTAATCAAAAGTTGCTTTACTTCTGTAATATCATCACGCATACTTTTACTATATGCTTGCAATTCAGCCAATGTAACTAAAACTTGTTCTCTATGTTCTAAAATAGTTTTACTTTTTCTTTTCTTCGGGCTTTGATTCACTATCTTTCTTCTCTTTAATTGCTTGTTCAATAAACTCTATAGCTCCTTGACACTTTAAATACAACTCTTTAGCCATTTCTTGTTGTTTTTTAAGTTCTATAAGCTTTTCTTCCATTGACTTTCTCCTTAGTAATCACAAGGGGCGACGAACCCTGTTGATGTATGATTATTCCTTGCTTGTTTTTTAGCTTTTTTAATAGCTCTTTCATATTCACTGTCAAAATATTGAGCAGCATCTAACTTCATATTTCTAGGGTCCTTATACCCATCTGCTATAGCTTTTGATGCTATTGCAGAATGAAATCTTGAATGTATTTGCGGGGTAAAAGTTGTACCACTAGTACTAGAAGCTGTTAAATGAACACATCTTGCGATATAATGCAATCTTATTTGCAAGCCTGTTTCTGATATAGATTGAAAATTACTAACCTTATCATCTCTTGTTACAGCTCTTAAAGATTCTTCAACTAATCCTAATTGAACACCATTTAAATTATCAATAGGATACCAATATCTTTTATTGCTAGTTGCGGTAGGATTAGCTAAAGCATTGTCAGGAACTTGAAATTCATCATCATCAATAAGCATAGCTGCATTCTTTGTTGTTAACCTAGGAATTAGAACGTCATCTACCCAAACATTAAATATTTTTATTATATCCGAATTACCATTAATAGCATTAGTATTTAACGCTGCATCTACAGTATAGCTAGGATAATATCTTTGTCCAGCAACTGTATCTCCTATATCAACATATCTTCTTAATATTTCAGTTTCTGCAGTAAAGTCATCTAAAGCTCTATTGACTAACTTTAGTATCTCTGTTTCACCCATATGCGAATGATGTTGTTGAACTAATTCTATAAATTCAATTCTATTCATTATACGCAGGCTACCATAAATTCTACATCACAAGCTGCGGTATCAGCAACAGCTGTTATGTTAACTAAATCTTCTAGGGCTACAGTTAAAGCACTTGCAGATGCATCCATTGTATCTACAACACCTCCTGATAAATCCCCATTATAAATAAATGATTGACCTTTGTCAACCTTTACTGCAAATTCGTGATTATTTTCGCTTTTAAAAGTTAAAACTATGTGATTAGTTGCATCTTTATTTGTTATTCTAATATATCTAACATCACCTTCAATAAAAGTACCAGATGAAACTGCTGTACCCATAGCTATTAATTCTACTTCTGAAGCTGGAACTGTTACTGTTCTCTCTACCACTTCATGAATATTGCTTATAGTTAAAGTATTTGTATTACCTCTAGCTGCACCATTTAAAGTTACAGCTTCTGTTATTGTTACCGTCATATCGGCTGCGGTTATAGCCATAATCTATTCTCCTTATCCAATTTGCTCTCCCTTTTCTCCTGTTAATCTTTGCATTTCTGCTTGGTACATTGCTTGTATAGATTGAAGCTGATTATTTAACATAGTTTGCATCTCGTTATCTTCATCATCTTGCACAGCATCACTTATCATTGTTTGTAAAATATAAGTAGAAGCTCGTAAAGCTATAGCATGCTCTAATTCATTTGGTATGCCATCTATAGCAGAAAGACTATCTGTAGATGCTCCTACTGGATAAGTTATAAAATAAACTTTAGCAGCTTCTGCTAAATCTGTTCCTGCAGCAGTTGGAGTTGGAAATACATTTAATAGTGTTGTCCCACTTTCAGGGTCTTCAGTCCATACAGGAGAATGTTTTGTAGGCAGATAAATACTATCAGTACCAATAGTTATTTCTTTATATGTATCTATATCTACTTTTTCACACACTCTTGCTACACCACTTGCATCAAATCTTATAACTCTTAAAATTTTCTTACCTTCTACTGCATAAGTTGTATTATCTGTATATAAATCAGCAGGAGCTACTGCATACTTTAGTAATAAAGAAGTAGGCGCTAAATCAATAACTTCAGCACATGCTGTCTCTAATGCTTCATCCTCACTATTAATACTATTACTAGCATAATCGAAACCGATTAAGTCTTGTATTCTTTGAGCCATTGTTGCAGCCATATCTTACCTCTTTAAGTTCAGTTTTCGTCTTGTATCAGGCTTTAATCCACTAAATGGACTCCCAATACTGCCCGAATATACAACTCTTTTTACTTTTTTAGTAGGCATTTATTACTTTGCTTTATGTAATGGGTCAATTTGTAATAATATAGCTTCATTCTGAGCGTTAGCTGTAGTAGTTATTTCTAACCTCATGTAAGGCATAATACCCTTAGCATCTGCATCGTATACAGCAGTAACCATTGCATCGTCTATAGTTACGCCATCTAAAATATCTGTATGTAAATCTACATAATTAGTTCCATCTGCAGAACCTTGAACAGAAACATCAACAGCAACTCCACCACTTAAATTTACTCCAGTAGGATTTACTATTATCATAAAATCACCTAGAATAGGAAAATCAAAATGTTCTGTATAATCTGCATCTGTACCTCCATCCATATCAAAAACACAATAATGCCCCATTGTTTTGGTAACTCCAAGAGCTACATTTGATAAATCAGTACCTGTTGTATAAGCAAGTATTGCTGCATCTCCTGCAGCTAAATTAGCACTTGTGCTCCATTTGCCACCTAATTTTTCAGCAGCCATAATTTTTCTCCTTAATTAAAGTTAATGTAAGGGGACCGAAGCCCCCTTACGATTATTTTACCACTTACTATGATGGGTCGGTGCCAATACCACCTATACTAAATCCTATTGAAGAATTAGTTCCATCAAGCCAAAGCTCGGTAGCTTCAGAGCCTCCGCTGTAACCATTAGCAGCTATCATTACAATTTTAACATATTTTGCATTTTTAGGCAAAATAAATGCTTCAAGAGTATCATCTGCTGTAAGGCCAGTTTCTGCATCACCTTCAGTTGCCTTGGCATCATACCAAGTTTGCGAACTAGAAGACAATGCGGCTGAAGGGTCTGCACCTACTCCGCCAACAGTCACATCTTGCCCAGAATCCATTGTATACTGAACCTTAGCAGTAATATTTGTAGCTTCATCTGCTTGAGCTAAAACTATTCCTTTTCCAACACATGGAAGAGAACTACCAGATGTTTCTACAGCACCACCGCTAGAATTAGCAGCAACAGTAATAGTTTCTGTAGCTTTAATGTAACCATCTTCTTTTGCGTATGTAAATGCCATAAGATACCTCCTTAACTAAACTTCAGAACAGCATGAGTTTCTGGTAAGCTTATTTCAAGACCAGCTTCTGTAATAACTTGGTCTTGTCTACCGTCAACGCCTGGGTTCTGAATGTTAGTTTCGATAAAAGTATCCCTGCTTACACCATTACCAACTAATGGTCTATAAGCTACATTTTTCATATCAACTGCTACACAATAGTCTTCCCATGGTCCTCTTAATAGAGGTTCAGCAACAAAATGTAAATTACCAAATATAGTATTTACCATTGTTACGTTATGCCCAAAAGCACCAGGAATAGTACTAACGTCTAGCTTATATTGAGATGAACCTACTGAATTGTTCAAGAAAGAGCCACTACCTAACTTGTTTAAGTAAGTAATAACTTTTCTAGAAGCAAGAACTAGCTTATTGCCAGAATTTCCACCTTCAGGTGCAAAATAATCTTCCATTGCATCTAAGAAAGCATCGTATCCAGAAGAAGCATAAGTCATGTTATACACCTTACCATTAGCTTCAGTGTAAGGAAGTATTCCATGAGTATACCTAACAGCTGTAGCTCCAGCAGTAGCATTTCCTAATCCTAATAAAAATGCTTGCTCTATATCCATCTTATGTTCCATAAGTTTATCTTGCCAGATTCTTTGAAACTCATTTTTAGAACCTCTGTATTCTGTAGCAAGAGCTGTTCCTGAAAATATATTCATGCCAGTTTTAAATATTTGGCAATATCCTTCAGAATCAGCCATAATATCTTCCCAGCCAACAGGACTATCAGTTCCCTCTGTCCAAGCAGAACCAATTACTTGGCCTTTTTGTCCAGCATTCATGTCAGCACCACTAGCAACAGCATCAACAGCAATTAAAGATTCACCAGTAATTTCTGTATGTCCGTTAGTTGCATCATGATTGATAAATTTTCCATTACCTGCAGCTGTATCATCATTAGATGTTACTACCGCATCTTCATCGATTTTAAATCGATATACTTTGCTATCACCATCTGAATAAATTGCAAGAACTTGTCCTGGAACAATGTAATGACACTCTTCTTCTGAAGAAGATATTTTTCCATCTTTTGTGTAATTACATGAAATGTGTAAATCGGTTCCAGCAGCTACTGCAGCTCCTGCAGATACTGTACCTGGGTCCCAATCTTCTCCTGTTGATACAAAGAAATTTCTTCTTTGCCATTGATGACGTTGTTCTAAAAACTTAAACACAGGGTCATTAGTCGCTTTCTTTGCTACCTTAGATAGATATACAAAAAAAGGAGACTGTTGAGGAGCGAGTTCTGCAACTCTATCCCCAAAATTAAAGACTCTACGAGTATTGTCTAAAGAAACGCCTGTGCCAGTAGCATTGGCACTAATACTTGTAAAATTAGCCATTTCTATCTCTCTTTATTTAACACCCAATCCTATCAACTGCTTTCGCCTTCTAGGTGAGTGCCCCATACGGGTTACCAAGGATTTTTACTTTTAAAATCCGATATCATGTTATCCATAATTTGGTCTTCTGATGAAACTTGATTCTGTCCAGCTGTAGGTTGTACTCCCATAGGAGATGGAACCTGTTGAGCTCTTTGAGCTTGCTGAAAAGCCTCAGAAGGCTGAGCAGTCTGCGGTGTCGCAGGGTTTACTGCTTGACCTTTTTGTAGTCTGTACAGTTGAACCAAATTGTCTACCGTAATAGATGAAGGGTCTGACATAGTTTTGATAAACTCTTGAGTTTCTTGTTGAGACATACCATAATGACCTTGAACAAGGTCAGACACTTCACGCATTTGATTTGCTTGTTGTATCCTAGCTTGTCTAACTCTTTCAGCTTCTTGTTGTTGAGACTGCATTTTTTGCATATTCTCTTGAACTAAAGCAGTTTCATATTGGTTTCTTAACATGCCATACTCATCCATGTTATCTCTCCATTCATCAACTTCATCTAAGTACCTAGCAGATTCACTGTTAGGGTCTTCATAGGCTTCTTGCCTATTAAAGCTTCGTGGTTTAACAGGTTTTTCTGGAGGTGGAGGAAATTCCTCTTGCACTTGTTGCTCAGGAGTCATTGCTTGCTGAGGTTGAGGTGCATTTTGTTGTTGTTGAAATTGTTGCAATTGCTCTTGCACTTGCTTCAATTCATTATCTCTTTTAGCTGCTTGAGATTGCCAATACTCAAAACGAGTATCATCATTCTTAGCTTCTAAAGGTTGAGTTGTTTCCTGTGTTGAGGGTGCCTCTTGAGGGGCCTCTTCTCCAGATGGTTCTGTAAACGCATCGGTTGGAGTTAATGTATTATCTTGTGTGGAGCTCTTTGGTGCAGATTGTTCAGCGGGTGCATTAAATACACTTTCGTCAAACAATGGATTTGCTCCTTGAGAGGTGTCCGTTCCTTGATTATCTACCATTATTCTTTCTCCTGTTTTTTAGCCTGCTTCTTCCCACCAGAAGAAGGTTGAGGC